GTCAGGCATAATCGCCAGCACAGTCATCGGCAGGGGATCAAACTGCTTCACAAACACCCGGCCCGCACTGTTCCAATCCCAATAGGGAGTGATCGAGATGTCGCCCGTGTATAGCTGGATCGCCTCATCCCATGCTTCGGTCGCGCGCTGTTTATACTCCACCAGCTTCCCGCTATTGCGCGTCCCGTCATCCGGCCCGATCCAGATGCCGCGCGTCTCTTCGACCCGCAGCGTCACTTCTGAAACCGACTTCATCCGCCCCTGCACCGTGCCGAGGCCGCGCACCTGCCCCAGATCGAGATCAAGAGTTTGCAGCGAGGCCGTCATGTGCAGGCCGATATGGACCTTAGTCGCAGCATTCGGCAGCGTCACAGACCCGCCCGTGACCGTCAGGCCGCGCACCACGTTGCCATCGGCCAGCGCCACCACATGCTTGCCTTCCAGATGCCCAAGGCCAGAGATCACCGTTGCCGCCGCGCCGGTATAGGTCAGGCCGCTATCGACGAAAAACGCATCCGACACATCGGTCATCACGCGAGTATGCAGCCGTTCGATGTATCGCCGCTGTGCGCCATTGATATGTCGCCGCACGATGAAATAGGGAACGTCTTCCGTCCCTTCGGCGATCACCGTCACATCTTCAAAATGCGCGTTGTGACTTTCGTGCTCTGTCCAAGCCCAGATTTCATGTTCCCGCATGTAGGTCAGCGACACCAGCGCGCCGTTGTCCAGCACCACCCAGACCATCGAATAGGGAGCCTGAGCATAGGCCCAAGCCACGATGGACCGTTCTTCGAACAGCGACCGCGCAAGGATCGTCAGGTCTTTCCCCGTAAACCCGTCATTCGCAAATTCATAGGAGAAGTCACGCACCACCCCGCCGCGCGCCTGAGCGAACATCACCGTTTCACCGACCGCAATCGGCTGCACATCCGAGGAACCGCGATAGCCCTGATTTTTCACGTTGATCTGGGTCGGAGTAATCGGCGATCCCTGCCCGTCACCAGACACCACCCATTCAGCGCCGGATGTCAGGACCATCAGGCCGCGAGATGCGATCATCGACCTGATTTCATTTACCTGCTTTGCCTTGATCCTGAAGATGATCGCGTCACTGTCTTTCGCAGGAGACGCCGACCCGAAGTTCTCATATGACGCCGACTGAGACATCCAGACGCCTTGTGGCTCATTTTTCGTAGAGGCAAAGCACAGCCTTTGTTCGAAGAAGGTCGCGCATCGCGGATAGTTCCCAGCGCCCACAAAGGGATTGAACCCGTCCTGTGGTCCGGTCGAGATGTCAGAAGTGATATTCTCATCCACGAAAGACAGACCATCAGACCGGCCAATGTATCCATAGGAACCATTTTCCTTGCGATAGATGTTATACTCCGAGGCACCCGCCACAGCCCCCCAAGTGATCGTGTTGATGTTCCCCTTGATGGACATATCGTTCGAGACGGTCGCAGGCGCAGACGGCAGGCTTTCTTCGCCGGTCGCATCGGACACAGCCGAGACGACATAGGAGTAGCTTTTCCCAAACTGGACCGTGGCAGTCACGCCGGTTGGGGTTGCAGGCGGCGACGATCCGATAGGCGAACCGGGGATTGCCGTGCCGTCGCCCGTGAAGATACCGCCACCGTTCACCGGCATGTCAGCGGATGTCGCGGTCGTGATCGCCACGATCCCGGTCGAGGCATCCGATCGATAGACCCGATAGGACGCCGCCCCGGCCACCGCGTTCCACGATATGCGGATGAACCGCCCGTCGAAGTTTTCCCATTGGAACGACACGTTCACCTGAGCAGCCGCCGCGCTTTCCCCGCCAGCAGCAGACACAGCCGACACCCGAAACCCGAAGGTCGTGGTCGATCCAGTGCGGAATTTCCACCGGGCGTTCGCGGCCACCGATCCCGGCGCGGCGATCTTCGGCGCAAACGTAACCGCCGAGATCGTCCAGTTGTTATCCGCAAGGCGCGACAGTTTCTGAACCGGATAGTCCTCATGGCAGAGATACATCACATCCGCTTCCTGGATGAATGTCAGGCTGTCAGCCGCCGCCGCCGTGTATGGCGTCACCAGTTCATAGGGAGACGCGCCAGACAGCACCAGCGCGCCGTTCTTGAACACGCGCATGTAACTGCCGCCGAATTCGAGGATGTAGGACTGTTCGGTGCTGAACTGGAACGGGATCAGCCTTGTCTTCGCCGCGCTTGTCTTCACTTCCCGAATGAATTCCAGACCGGCACGGTTCGACGCGCCGCCGTGGGGATGGATGAACAGGTTCACCGCCGTCTTCAGGCCGGATGAATACTTCGCCAGATCGACGCGCGACCACAGCGAAGGCGACAGGACGCCGCCAGTGAATGACGGTTGATAGGCGCGCAAATCAGACATCACGAAATCCCCCGAGCGTGATCCAGCGCCGCGAGAAGCATCCATGCGGCATCCTTGCGAGACATCGCAGAGGATCGAACGATAAGCCCGCCATCCTGATCATATCCGATCACCATCACGTCCTGAAAATTCGCGTGATCCAGCGCGCAATGCGACAGGCATTCTTCGGCAGTCATTCGCTCATGCGGGTTCAACATCACCAAATCAGACATCAGCCGATCACCCCGCCAGCTTCAGCCCGCGCCTTGGCAAACACGCTTTCGTGGTCGGATGTTTCCCGCGCCTCATTCGCGTCCATCATCTGAGCCTGCCCCGTAGCCATCGTGGCCATCTGGTAGGCTTCGGCCCGCACCTTGGGATCGCGCGTCAGAGGCATGGCCAGCCGCACCGATAGATGCCAAGCCAAGGCTTCGATAAACATAGGCGGGAACTTCGTCGGATCATCCACCTGCGACGTGTATCGCAGGAACGCGGGCGACAGGTTGCAGTAGATCGTTTGACCTTCGATCTCATACGGGATCGCCAGTTCATCCTGCAACGACAGCGCCGGATCGTTTTCGGAATACTGAGGCCGCAGCCAGCGCACCTTCATGCAGTCGGCAGGCCGCGCATAGGCATAGGACCACTGGCCTACACGATCATTCGTGATCTGGGCCAGCGATACCGTCGCGCCTGCAAACCGCCACGGATAGCCCTGAAGCAGAATGTCGCGCGTGTGTTCATAGAACTGCGAACAGGCACGGGCTTCGGCCCCGGCATCGGTCAGGGCTTGGATGTTGTCTTTCCCGATGTTCGACAGGGCGAGGTTGCAGATCGATACGACAGAGGCCATTGCGCACCCTAAATGAAAATCCCGCCTGAGCGTTCAGACGGGACTTTCAAGGCAGAAGGTTGCAGGCGTCGAATTACCGCCTGCCGCGCCGGACCGAAGTCGGAACCAGCACGACAGCCACGATCTGAGTTCTCACAACATTCCTGATCATCATGACACCGTGAACGAGGTATTAAGCATGAACGCGCCCTGCAACGTCGCGCCGTTGACATAGACCGCCCGGTAGTGCCGCGCCGTGACAGGCACGGACAGATGCACCGGCGTGTTCGCAGCCACCGCCACATCGGCAGACGCGCGCCGCCAGGTCACGTTATCGGTCGAGATTTCAATGCGGAGTGTCCCGGCCTGATCGGCAAAGGCAAATGCGTTGAAGGCGGCGTAGCGTTGAGCGGTAGCCACAGCCACACCGGTTTCGCGCGCAGTCCCGGTAACGGTCGCAGCCGCAGCCTGAGCGGTAACGCTTTCGTTCCAGTAGATGTTATCGGCATTGGACACCGACCCGACGAGGTTGGTGCCAGCGGCAAGAGCCACAGACCCACCAGTCGCCAGCGACACGATCCCGCCAATCACAGCATCGATCTCATCTTCCAGCGTGAAGGCAGTATATGCCGCCGTGCCAGCCGTATGGCCTGTAGAGCGGAAGCGGATGTATTTCATCCCGGCGCAGTTGATCCGCCAGAAATAGGCAGGGGTCGCGGCCAGAGTGCCGGTTGCCTGTTCGATTGTTCCCGGCGCGTTCGACCGCGAGGCCGAGATGCTGAACCAGTTGCCATCGGCCCCGGTCGTGCTGTCAATGCTGCCTTCGATGCTGCAAACGTGGCCAGACAGCGAAGTCGCAACCATCTGCACCAGCGCGAAGTTCGCCTGAAGACAAGGCACAACAAAGGTCTGGCCGCTTGCCGTGATGTTGCCCGTGATCGGGCGCTGAGTGATGGGAAAACCCATGTGTCACGCTCCTGTGAAAAGCAGGGCGACCGAAGCCGCCCCGCCGTTTCAGATGTCGCCACCGGCAGGCATAACCCAATCAGGTTCAGCCGTGCCGAGAGCGGTGTTGATCTCGTTCTGCACCCGAACAGGTTCAGGCGCATCAGCGAACGGCGCAGGCTTCGCCTTCGGTCCCGGCTTCGCCTTCGCAGGCTTTTCCGGTTCAGCAGCAGCCGGTTCCGCAGTGGCCTTGCCGACGATCTCCACCCATGACGGGCGCAGACGCGCATCGGCCATGATCTCATCGGGAACGTCAAACACGTCCCCGATGTCGCGGATCATGCGGCCATAGTAACCGCGCTGATTGGCGATGACCTTAGCCATTCGTATGCGCCCCGGTCAGCGAGATGCCAGCGGTGATGCGGCCCGTGGTCGGAGCAGTGCCAGCCACAGTGTAGAGCAGGCGCATGTAACGCTCATTCGCCCCGCGCGGCACGTTGTCCACCAGTTGCGGAAACGAGAACCCAGCCACCAGTTGCGCCAGCGGGATCGCCGTGGAGACAGCCACAGTCGTCGGCGAACCGAACGCGCTGTCTTCATCCACCTGCACCGAGATCGTCAGCGACGTGAGGTTGTTGAAGGTTTCCACCACCTGCACATAGAGCGGCACCGCGCCGCCCGCGCCGATGTCGCGGATCACACCGGACCCGCGCGGGGACAGATCGATCTGATCGACGGAACCAGCCGTGGCGGTGACAAGCTGACGATCAGAGAAGAGGGTTTGACGGTCGAGGATCATGATATGACCTTTCAGGTTTTCAGTAGGCGCGCGGCCTGTTCATGGGTTGAAAGGGGCGACCAAAGCCGCCCCTCATTCAGATCAGACCATCGCAGGCAGGGACGCTTCGGTGTTCAGAAGCGCATCAGTTTCGCGGATCGGGATACCGCGATACATCTTCACTTCCTTGCCTTCGACCGTGGCCGAGGACAGCGCGACCGTGTTGTTCCGCGCCGTGGTCAGCGCCCGGTCAGTGGACTGCGCTTCCAGCACCTGCATGACATCGGTGTTCATGTAGATGGCGATACGCGAGGCCAGACCGTCGCGGCGACGGGAACGCAGGCGGTAGTAGGCATCACGCATCAGCGCCCACAGATCGACCGTGCCAGCCAGCATGTCGGACACGTCGATATTCGCCACGCGGGCGTTGTAGCGCCAATCCTTGACCGTCAGGCCCATATGCCATTCATAGGTCGCGACCTTGGCATAGTAGGTGTTACCAGCCGCGTCCAGAACAGGCTCTTCGCCCTTGTCCTGCATCGTCACGCCAGCCGTGGTGCCCTCGGGATAGATCAGCGAGGTCGCATGATCGCCCCAAGTCACGAACCAGATCGACGTGTTGTCGGAACCGCGACCGCCGCCGTCCACCACTTGCACATCAGCGCGGCGAGGCGCACCGGCCTTCACGCCAGTGTAGAAAGCGTCATACCGCGCGCCGAGGCCACGGAAGCGTTCGGGCGTGGTGGCGATGTCGTGGTAGAACAGACCAGTCGCCATTTCCTGGTTCATGGTCTCGAAGAACGGCGCACTGTCGATCAGGCGCTGTTTCGCAGGGTCTTTGGCCAGCTTCAGCAGGCGCGTGTCGATGGACGAGCGGGCTTCAAGGAAGCCGGTCGTGTCGTCAACTTGCTGCATCGTGGTCTTCGACTGCGGAACACCCTGATAGAGACGGCCCCAAGTGGCGGTCGGAAGGCCCGTGCGGATCATGGTGCGTTCAGTCGCGCCCATGTTGCAAGCCCGCGCGATGGCGTCATCAAGGATCGGGTTGTCAGCAGCAAGAAGTTCGATCACCTGCCCAGGGCCGGAAGCCTTGTGAGCATCGATCAGTTGCGGGAAAGTTTGGCCGATGATGGGCATTTATTTAACCTTTCGGTGCGTCAGACGGGAACAAGGTGTAAGCAGCTTCAGCGGGTTTGCCCGCCCCACCTGCCCCACCGCTTGCCGGGTTGTCTTCCGCGATCATGGCCCCGGCCTTTGCCATGAAACGGATAAGTTCAGGATGGTTGCCGCCACCACTCGCATTCAGATATTCCTTCAGCGCAGGCGTTCCGAGACGATCCACAGCGCGCCGCGCGGCCAGAACCGACCCATCCCATTTGTCGCCGCCGATCTCGGGGTCTTTCTTCGCGGTATCGGCCCAGCCTTCCATGATCTTCCCGAAGTCTTCCGATTGCTTCGCAGCCCGCGCCTGTTGAATGCCGATGTATTTGTCCACCAGCTTCTGCGCTTGGGCATGTGTCAGGCCAAGTTCCTTGAATTCAGGCCCAAGGGCTTCGGCCAGTTCGGTATCCAGATCGACGCCATCAGGCATCTTCAGATCATACTTCCCGTCTTCGGGAACCTTCGCAGCCGGATCATTGGCAGGCGGCTTGGTCTTGTCGTGTTCGGCCTTCGCAGCCGCGTTCTCTTCAGCCGACTTCGCAGGATCGTCCTGATATTCCTTCCACTCGCCAGCGGGAGGCGCGGCAGGATCGGCGGGCTTCTGATCACCGGCAGGCGGATCGGCGGGCTTGTCAGTCGGGAACAGCACAGACCCAGCTTCGGGCGCAGCAGCAGGCGCGGGATCAGCAGCGCCACCAGCGCCACCTTCAGCATTCCATACCGGCGAGATCATCCAGTTACGCTTCATCATCGTCTTCCTCATCTTGCGCCATTGCAGCGCGTTCCATTGCCTTCAGATCGGCCATGTCCAACAGCAGGCGCGGATAGGTGCGGGGATCGATCTCATCCAGCACACCGATCAGCCGCCGACCAATCGCCTGTTGACCAAGCACATAATCAGTTGCCGACCTGTCACCTGTGAACGCATCCCGGTAGATCGCCGCCTGTTCCAGCACCCAGAACAGCACACGCTTGCCTTGCGGCGTGGCCAGCACGGCCTTGAACGCATCAAGCGTGTCCTGCCATTCTCGCTTCTGTTCTTCGCCCGTCATCCGCTAATCCCCAACTGAGACAGCAGCCCTTGGCCACCGGGCGCATTCCGCGCTTCGGCCATGACAGCCGCAGCTTCAGCGCCTTGCTTCATCGCGGGCGCGACGGTCGCGGCCATCTGGGCATTCTCTGCCATCTGTTGACGCTGGGCGCGGGCTTGCCGCGCTTCCTGCACCTTGTCATCCGGCACGATGATCGACGGCGGCGCGCCCACCATGTCGGCATACTGATCAACCGCTTCATCAGCATCGAACTTGTCCAGCACGTCAGGCTTCACCGCAGCGAGGTTGCCGATGTAAGCCGTCACCCGCTCAACAGCGCCGGTCGCCACGGCCTTCTGGGCTTGCGCCAAGATGGAGATGTATTCGATCTGAAGATCAACGCCTTCCAGTTCAGGCGGCGGCGGCGGCAGTTCCCGGCGACGTTCAAGGATGTTGAACGTCCGGTCGATCACCGGCCCAAGCTGGCCACCATAGACGTTTTCCAGCACTGGACCCAGCGCAAGCAGCTTTTCCTCTTTCCGTTCCGCGATCTCGAATTGATTGCGCGGCTGGATGCCTTCCATCTGACTGATCATCAGGAACAGGTCGGCATAGAACGCGCGGTTGATCCGTTCCTGCGTTTCGCGGATGTCAGCAGCCAGTTCCGACAGCCGCAGGTTCACTTCCATCGCAGGACGGAACCCCTTGCCACTCGGATCATCAACATAGGTCACAGCACCGGGAAGCAGCGATGTCGGGTTGTTCCGCATCGACGTGGGGCCAGTCATGGGCGGGCGAACGATCTTGTCGATCCCTTCCAGCTTCCGCGTCTGTTCCACCTGAAGCATCTTCACATCGCCCAGCGCGATCTGCCCCGGCGAGTTCGCATAGTCATCATCGCCCGCGATTTCCCACCCCGGCGCGATGATCGGGTTTTCATCGAACCCGCTTTCTTCCAGCAGCTTGTCATCGTTCGCGTGGTTGTGTTCCCAATAGTTCGACAGGAACGGCTTGTTCCGCTTGTCGATCCGGCCAGGCTCACGCGACAGGCGCGGTTCAATCGCGTGGCAGATGTCGAACGTCTTGCCGTAGTTCCCGCGATCCCACTGATCCTTCACCGCCTTCGAACAGGCATCATACCCGAACCGGTTCACGATCCTCTGCACCGACCACTTGAACTGCCGATACAGCGTCGTGGTGCGGCCCTTCTCATCGCGGGCGATCCAGAACCGCCCATGAAGCAGTTGCTGCATCCGCACGACCGTATCCGTGTCTTCCGACAGGATGCCGCACGACTGCCCGAACTGGCCGAGGTCGCCATAGCCCGTGTGGAACGAGGGATACACGTTGGACTTCTGGAACACTTCGCGCATCCGCTGTTCGACAGCAGACAGCCACGTTTTCACCGGCCCGTAATCCTTCAGGTCAGGGTCGAACGTGGTCAGGCGGAACCAAGGCCGCGCGGGCGATGTGATGCCTGAGTGCATCCCCGATGCCAGTGTCTTCAGGGCGAAGGTCGCGCTACTGTCCAAAATTTTCGCGCGCGAGATCGGCCCTTCGTTGATCGACTGCAAACGCAGGCGCGTCGGTTCAATGTGATCGGCCAGACCCTGCCACGTCGCTTCCCACGGCGAACGAACCGACTTGAGTTCTTCAAGGCGGCGGCGGTGATACTGCACCTGCTTTTCATTCGCCGGGGCGTTGGTTTGCATATCAGGCACCGAGCAATGTTTTCTTGTCAGTCGGAGCGGTAGACAGCGCGCCGCTTCCTGAAGTCAGGATCGTGGGCGCGGCAGACCGCATCCGGTTGCGCTGTTGACTGCCAGCCGTGCGAGACGCGGCTTCAGGCGTCTGAGGCGCGGCCATCTGCGTCGGCGGCACGATCTCAGGCGGCGCAGGAGGATCAGGCATCTTCGGTTGGCGCATCGTGCACATGGGGATCACCACAGGTTAGAGGTCAGAAGGAAAGCCACGTCGCGACGATCAGCGTGGCAGTGGAGACGATGCAGGCCATACCGACGGCCAGAGCAGCGCGGCGATACGACAGCAGCAGCAGCGTATCGGCGACGTAGCCCAGCGCCAGGATCAGGACCGAGGCAAAGGCCAGATGCAGGCTACCGAGGATCATGTTCATCGCGAACAGCATCGCCAACATCCAGCGACCATTCGCAGCAGCGTTCATTCGGATCATGTCTTCTTTCGGCATCTCATCATCCCAGCGGGTTGTAATCGACTTGTGCCTGATGATGGTTGCCGCCATGAACCGAGGCGCGATTAGGCACCACGTTGAACGCGAAGGTCAGCGCCAAAGCGTCAGCGAGATCAGGCGACCGGCCCAGCCGTTCCTTGATCTTGTCCTTGCTTTCCAGTTCGATGATGCCTGTCGATGGGACGCGATATGTCGGGCTGACGAGATCGTTCTTCAGGTCGATGTCATCCGGCAGCGCGCCGCCATCTCGCAGCCAATCGCGCGTTCGAAACCACATCTCGGTTCGCTTGTTCCGATACTTGGTATCATCGGCACGTTGCCCGAAGTTCACACCGATGGGCGAGTGTCCGAGTTCCCGCAGCCGAGCGATCACGCCAGCGCCATATCCGCCCGTGTCATCCACAAACACCGCGTCAGGCTTGAACCGTTCCATGACGGCCAGCAGGCGACCGGCCACGGCCATCGGATCAGCCTTCGCCATGACGACAGGCGGCATCCCCACAAGGCCCTTGCGACCGAAGATCACGGACTTGTCATCGCCGTGATAGGCCACATCGACACCGATCACGCGAACAGCATGTTCGAAGTCGCGCGCTGGGTAATGCCGTTTCATGGCGTCAGACACCAGATCGATGCTGATCAGCACGTTGTCAGCCGATGCAGTGAAGTCGCACAAGAATTCTTGGCGATATTGGTTTTCCGACATGATTTCCCTCGCAGCCTGCAATTCTTTCTCATCGATCAGATTTGTTTCATCGGCGCGATACATGCCCGCATACCATTCAGGATTTTTCTGCGCGTATTGATACAACTCGAAAAACTGGTTCATGCCCTTTGGCGTTCCAATGAAAAGGCACCAGCCTTTGCGATCTGCCAGCGCAGGGCGGATAATCTCTGGCCAAGTTTCAAGACGGCAGTCGGCAACCTCATCGATCACGACGCCATCGAAATAAACGCCGCGCATCGCTTCGCCATTGTCCGATCCATAAAGCCGGATCATCGATCCATTCGGAAACAGGATCGACAATTCGCTTTCATTCACAGACACGCCAGGAACGCGATAGGCGAACCGCTTCAGGTAATCCCAGCTTACCTGCTTGGCCTGTTTCAGATAGGGCGCGACGTAGCCATAGCGCGCGTTTTCCTTGCGCGTCCGCAGCGCGGCATCGATCAGCGCATTGATTGCAAGGAACGTCTTTCCGAACCGGCGATGACAGACAAGAACCGAAAACCGCTTCAGGCGCGAGTGTATCTCACGCTGGAACCTGTGAGGATCATATCCCGTCTGGACGCGGCTGGGGCTGAGATCATTCATCCGGCGCTCTCGGAACGCCAGTATCCACGATGATCGACACCGCGCCCTCATGCGTGGCGTTCACCTGCATCGGCAGAACCTTGCCCAGCAGCGTCAGAAACCCGACCGGGTTTTCATGCGCCTGAAGCGTCAGGTATCCGATCAGGCCACCATCGCCGCCCGCGTCTTCCGCAGCCTTGAGGATCGCATCCTTCAGCAGCCCGTTGATCTTGTTCGGGACGCCCTTCTTCCGACCACCGGTTTTCTTTCCCAGCGCCAATTTCTAACCCCGTCTAGTTTTCTATCCAGCAGCCGATCAGATCGACGGCTTTTCTCTGGCCCAAGGAATACATGCCTGAAGGTTGTCAGGTGGAATTTGGGGGGCGTGTTGCTGAGATCGCCACATTTAAACTGAACGGTTCAGTTTTGGCTTTACAAAAAAAGGGAATGTTAGAGAGGCCATTCCTACTCCACTGTAGTATTGTCTCTCTTCCCCCTTTTTTTTATCTCTCTTACTTCTCTCATTGAACCCCCTACCCTATCTCTAACATTCCCTTTATATCTAAGTATAAGAAAATAAAGAGAAAAATGGGTTTCTACACAAAGTCTGACCTGTTACTCCACAATTCTAAAGTTATCTCTTGCTTACGCTTGACTTTGAACGCTTTAACTT